GCTTATCATCATCCATCAGATCCATCTTCTAATGTAGGAAAGATTCTGCTTATGGCTTGTCCACATGCAATAGCGAGTTCCATATGTTCTTGTTGCGTGCCATTGGCCGATCGTAATTCAATATAATGTATCCAGCTTCGAATAGTTCCGTTGACGTATAGTCTAGACGGAGTGTTACCTTCTGGTAATACAGCTCTTGCTTGTTCTTTTGCTATTCCATTTTCAATAGCCCAATTGTATGCTTTCATTGCAGCATACCATACGTTTCTTTGGTGTTCTTCCCATACAGTTAATAACCTTGCATCATTTGTTTCAACACTATTCTGACGATTGCTTTCGTCTTGTAAACGTGCTTTACGTATTACAATAGAATCAGTAATATCATTGATATTAGCATACCGCTGAGAAAACTCTTGAAATGAAAACGATCTGTGTCTGAGGAGTTGTCTTGCGATGTCTCTTGTCGTTTGGATTTCGATGCAGACTGACGCCATTTCGAATGGCGACCAGTGTTTGTGTTTGATGAGATATCTAAGTAATTTCGAAGTTGTCTTCGTGTTAAGTTGGTTCGACGGATTGGAGACACGGGCGCAATACGCGATGAGATCTTGGATATTGTCTAATCCTCCTACTGATAATTCTCCGGTATGAATCCGGCTTGTCGGTTGGCTATACGATATAAGTCGAGCTTTCATTGCATTCCTTTTAATAATTTCCAAGTATGTTTCCAACAATCTACATGATAGTTTGTACCTTTTGTATTTAACACTGCTAGTGGATAATCATTACCACCTTCATCCATTTTATCACCAAAGAAATGTACATCATAACCTTTTAAATCATCAATCACTTGTCCTTTATTAAGACCTCGTGGAAAAATATCTAAACCAGTTTCACCTGCAACTAAAGCTTCAATGTCAGGAAATTTAGAGTTAAACTCTTCGGCAATTATTCTTCTTTCATTCTTATGTTCATCCCATTCACGATACATTACACGTTCTTCAAAATTACATTTGCGTCCAACAATACTAAAGTTTACCATGCCTGGTCTTTCATCTATATGATGTCCTGTTTTTCTATAGAATCCACTGTCCGCTAATTTATCTAATAAGAAGAATGCAGCTGGATCAGGTAATCTCCAATCTGTTCTATATATCTCTCTGTCTTGTTCAAAGACATGATTGCCAGAACAATTATATACTCTATCAGCAAAATAATATACGTCAATTCCAACTTGCTCTAAAGTCTTTACTCTATCAGAACCTGTGATTAGATAAACAGCGTTGTTCTTACAAAACTCTATAAAGAACTCTTTAAAATCTGGATCCATCTTCTGCCGGCTAGCAGTTAGTGTTCCATCAACATCAAATACGTATAAGCGTTCAAGAACTTTTTGACTTTCTAAGAAGTCTTCACAGTTAGTAAAAATCAAATCATTCATATATTCCAATCCTTAAATTTTGCCATGCCTTCACCAGCAGGTGTCTTATCATACACTGGTGTATCGTCTGTCAGCGTTTGCTCATTTGGATCAACATCAAATAATTTCATCTTGCTTCGATCTACACCGATAACAAATCTTTTATTTTGTGTTGGATCATTATATCTATTCTTTAATTGTTTGACCATCATTTGGCCTAGCTGTTGGAGTTCTTCTGTTGAAATGAGTGCAAACATGAGGTCAGCGGTAGCGGGTAATCCAAAAGACTCGCTCGTGTCTTCAAGCCCAACATCCGAGTTACTATAACCAGAACGAGTCGTTTGTGTTGCAGAGAAGATCGGTAGGTCGAACTCCACTGCAAGGCCACGTAATTCCTCAGCAATTGCTTTAATGTAATTGTATGAATTGATCGATCCTCCCATGCCTTTCATTCGTGATGATGCACAAATATTTAAGTAATCAATAAAAATAATATCTGGTTCAAATTGTCGCTTTAATTTTAATTCATTTAATAATGCACGAAAATGACCAGCATGTGCAGAACCGGTAGGGTATTCCTTAATGATTAATTGACCAGTAGTTTTAGTTGACAGCTGTTTTACTTTTTCAGTAAACATAGTCTTTGGCATTGTTTCTAATTGATCAATTGGTACATTCAATAAGTTTGCATCGATACGTTCTGCTATACGTTCTTCTGCCATTTCCATAGTAATATATAAAACATTTTTACCGTCAACTAAGGCAGAAGAGGCAACGTGGCACATGAAAAGAGACTTACCAACACCAGTGCCGGCAAGAGCAATGTTAAGAGTTTTATTTGGAACACCGCCTTTAGTGATTTTATTAAAATATTCGATGTCAAATGGTATCCTTTCTTCTTGTTTATTATAGAAATCCCATCTTTCTTCTACATTCTGTATGTAATCGTGACCGACGTTAGTATCGAAAGCTACACCTAATGCTTTTTGTAATAATTCAGGTAAAGCACCTTTAGTTAGTGATTCATGTTTACCGTCAATAATCGATATCGATTCCATGACAGCATTATATATCGCTCTATCTTGGCACCATTTTTCTGTATTATTAAGTAACCATTCCTCATCTATCTTTTCACTAGAAAATAATTGTGGTAATAAATCTACAGCAACTGTATAATTTTCTCCACCAATTCTATCAGACTGATCTAACTCAATTTTAAAAGTTTCTATTGTAGGAAGCTTATTATATTTTCCAACAAACTTACCAGCTTCTTTAAAGAGTATTCTGTATATACCCTCAAAATAATCTGGTTTTACGAAAGGTAGAACCTTACGCATATACTTTTCATCTGTTAAGATGTTTCTTAAAATTGTTAGTTCAAGATTTGTCTGCAAGCTTGCCAGCCTTTCTTAAATCTGCACGTATTTTAGTTGCTGAGATTGCGTGTATCTGTTCACCAAGATCGTGCTCTGTAAATGTGTAGCCAACACCGCGTCCATATGCTATGTCTACAATGTTTGGTACTACCATTATAACATATTCAAACCCTTCTGTAAACCCCTCTTCTGATAAATGATTAATAATATTTTGCTTTACATCTTCAACTATCCATGGGTTATCATCTTGACCAGGTACTCGTGAATTAGCTTCACGATTTTGCGGTACAGTCCTGATTTGAATGCAAACTTGACCAGTCATTGCATGTGCTTTTTTAAATAATTCTGTGTGGCCAGGATGCCACGGTTGCCACCTACCAAGCATTTGAACTGTAGGTTCCATTGTATTAAACAAGCGGCGCTTGGTTACTGGATTAAACATTATATTTTTCCTTTAATAAATTTGCAAAGCTAACAATATCAGGATCTGACATAAAAGATGCAAGTCTGAAATCCATATCAGTTGGTTCTTCGAATATTTGATTTGTATCATCATATCTACCAGCTTGTATAGTGTCCATCCATATTGTAATGTCAGCATCGAATTGTTTACGTGTTTCTCCTGTAGGACAAACAAAATCGCAGATAACAGTACGAGCTCTTGTCGCTTCAAACGTAGCAATTGAATTCATACGTTCGCTTTGACGTCTACGGCCTGATGGAGTAAAGTCCCAATCATTAGCCATTTCTCTTACTTTATCTGCGTTATACCACGCGCAGTTTAAATGCACGTGTAATCTTTTAGCTAGATGAGTTTTACCAGATCCCGGCAAACCCATTATTAGTATTTTCATAACATCTCCCAATTAGCATCAGGTTTATCTGCATCTTTGACTGCCATAGATCCATCATCTTTTTCTAAGGATTGCACCATAATATCATGTAAGATATCTCCAGCAGTCGTTTGTAATTCTTCATCATCAACACTTAAGCCTTCATCTGGAGAACTAATAAGATCAAAATCAAATGTAATTTGATGATCACCGTCATCTAACTGTTTACCAATCTTTATAGCTCCAAACTGAATTACTGCTTCAGAAAACATGCCTTCTTTAATTCTAACATGCCAAGACTCGCCTCCATCATCAGGAATCAACTCGTATGTTTTATTCTCCTGGTGTTTCATCTACAATCCTATCCATTGATACTTCTGATTTATAACCAATGGTAAATTGCTTTTTAATAAATTCTTTGAAGTCTGTCTTTTCAAATATGTCAAGCCAGAAGAAAGCACCTTCAGTTTCTCCTTGTCTTACTTTACGACCTAACACTTCACCGGTTACAGGATGTAGCGGTTCATACCATCCGTTACTTGGTTTATGTACATATCCACCAGCTAGTGCTACATCAAGTAAACCTGAGTATTGTGCAACACCACCTTCCCAATTAACTGTAATTGGTATTTTAGATTTTTCTTTTACAAACCTAGATTTTTCAATATTAATTACAAAATCATAACCAGTAACCTCAGTGCCTTTTTTGTTTTGTCTACGACCAAGAATCCAGATTGCATCTGCTGAATAGTAGATACCAGTACCACCACCAACGATATCTCTTGGAAACAATCCAATTTCTTTATATGTATGATTGACAGCAAGCAATGGAATATTTTTCATAGCTAAGTAAGGTGTCGACATACGGAACAAACCTTTAAGTGCTTTAGCGCGTGACATGTCAGCAACAGACTTTTCGTTAAGAGCATCTTCCATTTCTTTCTTAGATGCTAAGTTACCGATTGAATCAATAACTACAATAACTTTATCATCGCGATCAAGTTCTTCCAATTGTCCAATCAAATCAAATTTTAATTCTTCTACATTTGTAATAGGTGTATGCAATACACGAGAAGTATCAATTTCAAATTGATTGAAGTATGCTTGCGGTGAACCAAACTCTGAATCATAAAATAGCATGACAGCTTCAGGATATTTTTCCATATA